AAAAAAAATGTCTTTGACCAAAGCCTCTTATTCGATGATTACGGGCGCTCCGATTAACGCCTTGGATTATGGCGTTGTCGCTAATGGATCAGATACGGGTGCAGCAATGCAAGCAGCTTTTACGGCTGCTAGTGGTAAATCAATTGTTATTCCACCAGGCTCATACAACATCAACGCAACCGCTTTAACTGTTCCAGCAGGAACAACTGTGTTTGCGTATGGCGCTACATTGACATGGAGTTCTGATGTGGTTGGTGTTACGTTTTCACCTAGTGCCACGTTACAAAGTCGATGGTTTGGTGGAAAACTTGTTGGTCCAGGCATGACACCTCAAACCAACGCAAGCAAAGCTATGTTTTGCGAAGGAAGTGTGGGGACGTATTCTCTTGGCCCCGAAATTCAAGACGTTGAAATTACTTTGTGGAAATATTACGGAATTAATTTTTCGTTTACCACTGGCGCTCGTGTTTTGAACTGCAACATTCACGCAATCAATTACGCCGGAGTTGCTGGATTGTCTTGCACCAACATGAAAGTTGATGGCAACTATATTGGTCAAATTAACGCCGGTGTTGGTCAAGACGCATATGGATGTTTTATTGATCGATCAGAGGGAACTTTAGTCCAATTCCCATTAAGTACAAATTGCACAATTTCTAATAACATTATTGAAGATGTACCGAACTGGCATGGACTTGATACGCATGGTGGTCAGTATTTTGTAATTGATGGAAACGTGATTCGTAACTGTATTCGCGGAATTAACATCACTTCTAGTGACAACGGTTCAAACGTACCAACTTATGCGCCAAAAAATTGCGTAGTTTCAAACAATACTATCTCTTGTTATTACCTCGCTAATGCAATTAATTTAAATGGCGCATACAATGGTTCATCAACTGTTGACTATGCTCGTGGTTGCATTATTGAAGGAAATACGATTTATGGCGGCGGTGCGCTTGGCGATCTTGGATATGAAGGGGCGATTAGAGTTCGCAGTACTATAGCTTGTAAAATTTCCAACAACATTCTTGAGCGACCAGCCGCAGCAGGCATTTCAGTTTATTTTGACAATCTTGGTATTGACGTAAGTAACAATACCATATCAAATGTTGGTGATTCTACAAACACAAACATTGCGTGTATTTCTGTAGATGGTAATAACAATACTGGATTTATTAACGGCAATACGTTTAACTACGATACAGGATGGTCTACATACAACTCTGTTTGGGCGTTTTACATGATTGCAGGTCGTAGTGGTTGTGCTTTGACTCTTGGGCAGTCTACGCTTATCGGAATTGATGCAACTCACTTAAACTTCAGTTTTGGCACTGCTGGAGCAGTTAACGCATCCCAAGCAATAACTGAATCAGGTAGTACATCTTTAACAGCGGGTTCTGCAACTGTCGGTTTTAACAAAAGATTTCCGACTGTGCCTGCCGTGTATTTAACTAATGTTAACGATTTGAATCCGATAAGAGTCAGTTCTGTTAACAATACTTCTTTCACTGTTGTTGGCACAGGTACTACGTCTTTTAATTGGCTTGCAACAACTCAATAAAACCGTCTTGACACCGGCGCAACTCGGTGTAAGATAAAAAACTGTACTGGCCCAGTTGACCAGGGTTTCCACGGAAACAAAAATGACTGAAGAAGTCCAACAAGCCCTAGCGGAAGTAGACTCCGCGCCAGCACAGGACGTGACGGCCACGCCTGAGGTTGCAGAAAACGCGCCGGAAGTAGTCGAGAACCAAGAAGAAAGTAAGCCCGTAGAGAAAGTCTACACCCAGGCTGAAATCGACGCGATGATCGGCAAACGCCTCGCAAGAGAGCAGCGAAAGTGGGAACGAGAGCAAGCAGCCAAGCAGGCTGAGATGCAAACGCTGAATGCAGCACCGGCGCAAGCCCCTGCCGCAGATCAGTTTGAAAGCCCTGAAGCCTACGCGCAAGCGCTGGCCCTTCAGAAAGCCGAAGAACTGATCGCTCAACGTGAAGCAGCTAAGCAGCAGGCCGCTATTCTTGAGAGCTATCACGACCGCGAAGAAAAGGCCCGGGACAAATACGACGATTTCGACCAAGTCGCCTATAACCCCAACCTTCCAATCACGAACGTAATGGCTCAGTCGATCCAAGCCTCAGACGTAGGCCCCGAGGTAGCTTACTACCTAGGTGCAAACCCTAAGGAAGCGGAACGAATTTCTCGCATGAGCCCGATTTTGCAGGCAAAAGAGATTGGGAAGATTGAGGCCAAAGTGGCCGCAGCCCCACCAGTCCAACGTACAACCAGCGCGCCTTCACCAATTTCTCCGGTGTCTGCACGCTCTAGCGGAAGCCCCGCGTATGACACGACTGATCCTCGTTCAACGAAGACCATGAGTGACTCGCAGTGGATTGAAGCAGAGCGCGCACGCCAGATCAAGAAGTTGCAGGCGCAGATGAACCGTTAACTTTGAAAGGACTCGATTGTGTCTAATAGCATTCTAACCATTGACATGATCACCCGGAAGGCTCTCGAAATCCTCGAGAACAACCTGGTGCTCACCCGTAACGTGAACCGTCAGTACGACGACAGCTTTGCTGTCGAAGGTGCCAAGATTGGTTCGACCCTGCGTATCCGCTTGCCGGACCGCGCTTTGGTGACCGACGGCGCCGCCCTGCAAGTTCAGGACGACAACGAACAGTTCACCACCCTGACCGTTGCTTCCCAGAAGCACATCGGCGTGAACTTCACCTCTGCTGAATTGACCATGCAATTGGACGATTTCGCTGAGCGTGTGTTGAAGCCTCGTATCAGCCAGCTGGCCTCCAGCATCGACGCTGACGTCGCCAACGCGTACAAAACCATCGGTAACTCCGTTGGCACGCCTGGCACCACGCCCGCAACCTCGCTGGTTCTGTTGCAAGCTCAGCAGAAACTAAACGAGAACGCCGCTGTGATGTCTCCCCGTTACGCCACCGTGAACCCTGCTGCTAACGCCGGCTTGGTTGAAGGCATGAAAGGCCTGTTCAACCCCACCGACACCATCAGCAAGCAGTTCAAGAACGGCATGATGGGCATGGGCGTGTTGGGCTTCGACGAGGTGAATATGTCTCAGTCGATCAAGCAGCACACCACCGGCACCCGCGCTGCCACCGGCGCTACCGTTGGTGCAACCGTGACCTCTGAAGGCGCTGCTACGCTGACGCTGACGGTTGGCTCTGGTGAAACCATCGCCGTTGGCGACGTGTTCACTATCGCTGACTGCTACGCTGTGAACCCGCAGACCCGTGAATCCACTGGTTCGCTGTTCCAGTTTGTGGCTCTGGCTTCTTCGACCACCACCACGACCGCTACCGTGACCGTTGCCCCGATCTACTCGGCCAACCACGCTCTGGCTACCGTGAACGCTCTGCCCGTTAGCGGCAAGGCTGTCGTGTTTGTCGGCGCTGCTTCCAGCCAGTACGCTCAAAACCTGGTGTATCACAAGGACGCCATCACGTTCGCTACGGCTGACCTGTTGCTGCCCCAGGGCGTCGACATGGCCGCGCGCGCTGTCCACAACGGGATTTCTCTCCGTGTTGTGCGCCAGTACGATATCAACAATGACCGCATGCCCTGCCGTATTGACGTGCTGTACGGCTATTCGACGATCCGTCCGCAGATGGGTTGCCGTATTTGGGGTTGATTTTGACGCCCCTTCGGGGGCTTCAGTTCGTTACATCTTTGAAAGGAAATTATCATGGCTCTCCCTAATGGCGCAGGTGGTTACCAAGTCGGTGACGGCAACCTGACAGAAGCTCAACTGACCGTACAGACCATCCCCACCACCTTGACCGCAGACACCACCTTGACTGCTGCTCAAGTGGCCGTTGGCCTGGTTGTTTGCCAAAAAGCATCGGATGCTACGTTGACCGTTACGCTGCCCACCGCAGCGTTGCTTGATGCTGCTATCCCCAGCGCAAAAGTCGGTTCGGCTTTTGAACTGACGATTTGCAACAACAACAACACCGGCGCTTCGTCCACCGTGCCCGTCACGACTGGCACTGGCATCACGATTTACGGTTCGGTGACCGTGCCCCGTTTCGGCGCATACACCTACCGTTTCGTGAAGACTGGTGATGCTGCCTACTCGGCCTTCCTGAAGTAATCAATCGGGGGCTTCGGCCCCCGCTTTTAAGGAGCTAATATGGCAAACAATCAACCCGTTGGCGTCGCGTACGCAGACCCTCAGTTGACCAGCGCCACCTTTACGCCTGTTGCTGTTGCATCGTTGCCCACGGCATCGTCTGCAATCGCTGGCATGCGTATGGCGGTGAATAACTCTAACGCTGCTTTGACCGCCGGTATCGGCGCGGTCGTTGCTGGCGGCGGCTCCAATACGGTGCCGGTGTTTTGCGACGGCACAAACTGGCGCATTGGCTAAAAACCAAACGGGGGCCAAAAGCCCCCGTTCTTAAACCATGCCTATCATCTACATGACCCATCCCACCCACGGCGCCAAAGTGGCGACGATGGACGCTGAAGCCGAATATGATGAACAAAACGGCTGGACACGATACAATCCCGACACGCCTTCGGTCGATGTCGAAGAAGCGGCTCCGGTGAACACACTGGAAGTTAAGCGTAGGGGGCGACGCCCAATTGTTGCACCCGTGGAAGAAGCTACGACCGAATAAGGAGCGCACATGGCGACCTACACCGCTGGCGAACAAATTAACCGGGCCTTGCGGTTGCTAGGCGTTTTGGCCGAGGGTGAGACGCCTTCGGCAGCCACGTCGCAAGACGCCTTGATGGCGATGAACCAGATGATCGACAGCTGGAACACCGAGCGACTGTCGGTGTTCAGCACGCAAGATCAAGTATTTTTGTGGCCGGTAGGCGAAATCTCGCGCACCATCGGCCCTACTGGCGACTTTGTAGGCAACCGCCCCGTCTACTTTGACGACTCTACCTACTACCGCGACCCAAGCACCAACGTGTCGTTCGGTATCAAATTCATCAACCAGCAACAGTACGACGGCATCGCGGTCAAGACCGTGACGTCTACGTACCCGCAGGTGATCTTCGTGAACATGACGTTTCCTGACGTCACCATGTTCATTTACCCGCGCCCGACTCGGCTGCTGGAGTGGCACTTCATTAGCGTCGAGGAGCTGAACAAGCCCGCCGACTTGTCGACAGTGCTGTACTACCCGCCCGGCTACCTACGTGCTTTTACGTACAACCTGGCCATGGAGATTGCGCCTGAGTTCGGCGTTGAGCCCAGCCAACAGGTGCAACGCATCGCCATGACGTCCAAGCGCGACCTCAAGCGCGTGAACAACCCTGACGACATCATGTCGCTGCCCTACGCCATCGTGGCCACCCGCCAGCGCTTTAACATCTACGCCGGTAACTACTGATGAAGACGCCGATCCTTGGTTCGACCTACGTTGCCCGCAGCGTCAACGCGGCGGACGCTCGGATGGTCAATCTGTTCCCCGAGGTCATCCCCGAAGGCGGCCAAGAGCCGGCGTTCTTGCAGCGCTGCCCGGGCTTGACGCTACTTGCCACGCTGAACACTGGCCCCGTGCGCGGCTTGTGGACGTATGGCAATTACGGCTACGCCGTCAGCGGCAACACGCTGTATAAGATTGATAGCAGCTGGAACGCCACGGCCAAAGGCACGGTGGCCGGCACTGGCCCGGTCAGCATGTCCGACAACGGCACGCAGCTGTTTATTGCGGCCAACGGCCCAGGCTACATCTACAACGCCACTACGGACGTATTTGCGCAGATCACCGACCCGGATTTTCCTGGCGCCGTTACTGTGGGGTATCTTGATGGCTACTTTGTCTTTAATGAGCCGAATAGCCAGAAGGTCTGGGTTACTCAGCTCTTTGATGGATTGTCTGTCGACCCGCTCGACTTTGCGTCGGCAGAGGGCTCGCCTGACGGACTGGTTTCGCTAATCATCGACCACCGCGAGGCGTGGCTTTTTGGCACGAACTCGGTCGAGGTCTGGTACGACGCCGGCTTGGCAGACTTCCCGCTCCAGCGCATCCAAGGCGCGTTCAACGAGATCGGCTGCATCGCCCCATACTCTGTCGCCAAGCTCGACAACGGCATCTTCTGGTTGGGCGCCGACGCCCGTGGCCGGGGTATCGTCTACCGGGCCAACGGTTACACGGGTGTTAGGGTTTCTACTCATGCCGTTGAGTGGCACATCCAACAGTACGCCAACATGGGCGACGCCGTGGCCTACACATACCAGCAGGACGGTCACAGCTTTTACGTGCTGAACTTCCCCAGCGCCAACACGACCTGGGTCTACGATGTGGCGACTCAGGCTTGGCATGAACGCGCCGGATTTGTCGCGGGCGAATTTACCCGTCACCGCAGCAATTGCCAGATGTCGTTCAACAACGAAATCGTTGTGGGCGACTTTGAGAACGGCAACATCTACGCGTTTGATCTGGACGTTTACGCCGACAACGGCAACATCCAAAAATGGCTGCGCAGCTGGCGCGCGTTGCCAACTGGCGAAAATAATCTGAGGCGCACTGCGCAACACAGCCTTCAACTCAATTGCGAGTCTGGCGTGGGTTTAAACGACGGCCAAGGTAGCGATCCACAGGCCATGTTGCGCTGGTCAGACGACGGTGGCCATACGTGGTCTAGCGAACACTGGTCCAATATGGGCAAGATCGGTCAGTACTACCGCCGCGTCTTTTGGCGTAAGTTGGGCATGACGTTAAAGCTGCGTGATCGCGTCTATGAGGTGTCGGGCACTGATCCGGTCAAGGTTGCCATCATGGGCGCTGAGCTGATAGTGAGCCCGACGAATGCCTGAATTTGTCAATTCCACTAACATCACGCCGCCGCGTGTTCCGCTGATTGACCAGCGAACCGGCTTAATTGCGCGTGAGTGGTATCGATTCTTTCTTAACTTGTTCACGCTGACCGGCAGCGGCAGCAATTTCACGTCCCTGACAGACTTGCAACTTGGGCCGCCGCCAGTGGTTGGTGAGGACATCGGTGGCATCAACATCGACATCGAAGCCCTCAAAATACAACCAACGCAAGAGTCGGCGCTGGAACAGATCGCCCAGATCGACAAATCGCTGAACGCGCTTGAACAGACGCCGCGCCCTGAGCTGGGCACCATGGCGCCGCTCCAACAAGACAACGTGCCTTGGCTGACGTTCAACACCGCGCCGTCGCCCGTGCCTACGGCTGTGGGCAGCATGTACTGGGACGGCGGCACGACGATGGGTGTGCAGGCCACGGCCAACGTCTTGATCCGTATAGGCGAGGCTGAGTATGTCTACGCCAAGGCGTCGTCTGCCATCACCAAGGGTCAGCTCTGCTACCACACGGGCGCCGTGGGCGCGTCTGGTGTCATCACCGTAGCCCCTACGCCGTTGGCGCTGACGGACCCCAACCAGATCGTTGGCGTAGCCGCTGAGACGCTTGCGCTTAACGCGTTTGGTTTAATCCAGATCAGCGGCGACTTGCGCGGGTTCAACACGACCGGCAGCAGCGTCGGTGAGACGTGGGCGGACGGCGACCCGCTGTATTACAACCCGGCGTATGTAGGCAGTTTTACCAAAACTAAGCCGTCAGCACCTAACTTAAAGTCTTACATTGGTGAGGTGACTAATGCTGGGTCTGGCGGCTCCGGGTCCATACACATTCGCATCGTGCCAGGCTCTGTGCTGGGCGGCACGGACAGCAACGTGCAGTTTGGCACGCTGGCAAATAGCGACCTAATTCAGTACGACAGCACGCTTCAGTACTGGAAAAATGTTACACCGGCGTCTGTCATTTCTGGCGCAGGTGGCCCGCCCGTCACCAAGACGGCTAACTTCAGCGTGGCAGCTGGCGAGACTTGGCTGATCAACAACAAGTCAGGGTCGACCTGCACGGTGACGCTACCCACTCCCTCGACCAACAGCGGGCGCACCTTGCATTTTCAGAACTACCAGGCGCAGACGCTGGTGTCAGCTTCGAGTAATGTTGTGCCTTTGGCCGGCGGAGCGGCAACAACGGCCATCCTAAGCGCCGTAGCGGGCGCTAACGCCACCCTTGTGTCTGACGGTACAAACTGGATAATGACGCAATACACCTCGAACAACGCACTACTTTTGGAGTAATAACATGACTGTAACCGTTAAAGTGCTCATTCCGGCAAAGACTGCCGAGAATAGCCAAACGACCCAATACACAGCCACGGGCGTGACCACGATCATCGACAAATTCACCGCGACCAATTACAGCGGTTCAGCGGCGACTATCAGCGTGAACCTGGTAACGGCTGCCGACACGGCGGGCAACCAGAACTTGATCACCAAGACCAAGACGCTCCAGCCGGCCGAAGTCTATACTTTCCCTGAAATTGTCGGCCAGGTCTTGGCACCGAGCGGGTTCATCTCTACAATCGCCGGAACTGCATCTGCAATCAACATCCGCGCCAGCGGTCGCGAGGTGACACAATGAGCTTTTGGACTGACTTACGCGACACGGTTGAATCAGTCGGTGTTGCTGTTGGCAATTATGTACTGCCTGGCTCGGCTTTGATCACCAAAAATTTGGTTAGCGAAGGCGCGCAAGATCAACTTAATTCAACCGTTGGCCAACTCGCGCTGTTGGGTGGTGGCGTTGCTGGCGGTGTTGCGGGTAATCTCGACAATTACAGCACGGCCTACGACAAGGTAGCTGGCCTGTTTGGCGGTGGCGGAAGCGCAGGTGTGACTGGCCAGCAGGCCGTCGATGCGTTCAACGCGGGCAAGATTAGCGCGGCTGAGTTTGAGGCGATCGCCAATGGCGCAGGTACGACTAGCGCAGGACTGTTAAGCGGCGCTGGCGGCGCATTGACTAAATATCTGACGCCTGCTGCGGTGCTGGCTAGTGGCGTGTTTGGCGCCAACGCCGCGCAGAAGGCTGCCACGACGCAAGCCGAGGCGCAAAGCCAAGCCAATCAGTTGCTGTACAGCATGTACAAGGAGCAGCAGGGGCTGCAAGAGCCGTGGCGTCAGGCTGGCCTGCGCGCGCTGCCCAAGGTCGAGCAGATTGCAAGCGAGTACAAGCCATTCACACCCAACGAAATGTACACCGATCCTGGCTACGCATTCCGTTTGTCTGAAGGCCAGAAAGCGCTCGAGCGCAGCGCGGCTGCACGCGGCGGTCTGCTGTCCGGCACCACGGGCAAAAATCTGTTGCGCTACGGCCAAGAGATGGGCAGCCAAGAATACAACGCCGCTCGCAATCGTTACATCCAAGACTACGCCAACAAGTTAAGCGCACAACAAACGCTGGCAGGCTATGGCACCGGCGCCACGAACGCGTTGGCAAACGCCGCCGGCCAGTATGGTTCGCAAGCAGGCGCAGGTATCACCAACATCGGTGCGGCGCAGGCTGCTGGTCAGGTCGGCCAAGCAAACGCCTTGACTGGCGCGTTGGGCACTGGGCTGAACTACATGGCCAACCAAGATTTGGTCAACGCATTGACCCGCCGCTCGGCCTACGGCAACCCGACCGCGTAAGGAGCGAATATGCCTATTGATCCATCCATCGCCCTTGGCGTGCGCCCGCTAGAGGTTGCCAATCCGTTGAATCAACTTGCGCAAGTGTCGCAGATTCAGTCGGCGCAACGTCAAGGTGAAGTTGCGCAAATGCAGCTCGAGCAGCTGAAGCAAGACCGCGACGAAATGATTAAGTTGCAACAAGATTTGGTTGCTAAAGGTGGCAGCCCCGATCTACGCACTTTAGCTGCATCGCTGTTGAAATCGCCCAAACACGTTATGCA